ATGCGGGCCGAGCGGATCGCCGCCTCCGTCTCCAACGCGGCGATCAACGCCGGGTACTCGGCGGCGGGGATCGACCAGGACGAGATTCACTTCAAGAAGTGGGTCACGATGCACGACGACCGGGTGCGCCACGAGCACGCGGACGCTGATGGACAGACCGTGCCGGTGGGGAAGAAGTTCTCCGTCGGTGGACACCGGATGGAGTACCCCGGCGACACCTCGGTTCCCATCGAACTGTGGATCAACTGCCGGTGCGTCATCGCGCTGACGAAGGAGAGCACCGTGACCGCGAGCATCATTGACGACATTGTCAACGCCGAAGTCGTGGACCTGACCGGTGAGGCAGCCGACGAAGTGTTCGGTTACACCGTGTCATCGGACAACGAACTGGACGACTTCGAGGAGGACGACTTCGACGGCGTCGAGGACCAGGACGACACCTCGGTGCCCTGGTTCGGGGTGCTGGCCCCGGAGAACATCCCCTCCGGCGACAAGCGCATGTTCGGTGCAGATGCGCTGCGCTGGCGTGACCTCCCCCTGCCGCTGGCCTACCAGAAGACCACCGCTGCCGGACATGACGGTGCGACCGTGGTCGGGCGCATTGACGAAATCTGGAAGGAAGACGGGCTGGTCAAGGCCAGTGGCGTCTTCCTGTCCACCGTCGACGCCGACGAGGCGGTCGGGATGCTGGCCGACGGAGGCATCCGGGGCGTCTCCGTGGACGTGGACGACGCCACCCTGCAGATGCAGGACCCCGACGGGAACCCGGTCGAGGCGGCGGACTTCGATGACAACACCGTCATGAACTTCACGTCCGGGCGTATCTGCGGTGCCACCCTCTGCGCGATCCCGGCGTTCGCCGAGGCGTTCGTCTCCATCGGCTCGTGGCCCGAGGCCGGTCAGGCGTTGGCTGCCTCCGGCTGCGAGTGCGAGGCGTTCGTCTCCGAGGAGCCCTGGGACGGTGCGGCCAGCAACTACACCGACGAGCAGTACTACAAGGCGACGATCATCCACCTGGTCACCAGCGGGCCGGACAAGTTGCTGAAGTCGAACAACAAACTGCCGATCCTCACCCCGTCCGGGCAGTTGTCCCGTGCCGGCGTCCACGCTGCCACGAGCCGGCTTGGTCAGACCGACGCCCCACCGGAGAAGATCAGCAGCGCCAAGGCCGCTCTCCGATCGGCGTACTCCGAACTGAAGGAAGACCCGCCGGACAGCATCAAGGCGTCCGGTGAGGTCGAGGAGTTCGTCAAGACCGAGGACGGTCCGGGCTGGCTCACCCACCCGGTCGACACCGAGCGGCTGCGCACCTACTGGACCAAGGGCAAGGGTGCGGCCAAGATTCGCTGGGGCACCCCCGGCGACTTCAACCGTTGCCGTCGCCAACTCTCGAAGTACGTCAAGGCGCAGTACCTCAACGGCTACTGCGCGAACCGGCACTACGACGCCACCGGCTTTTGGCCCGGCAAGGCACCGTTGGAGCGGGTCGGTAAGCACACCGACGAGTCGATCCACCTGGTTGCCTCAGCGGTGCCGGTGGTCTCGGCCCGCTACTTCGACAACCCCGAACTGACCGCGCCGACCCCGGTGACCATCACCGACAACGGACGCATCTTCGGGCACGTCGCCACCTGGGGGACCTGCCACATCGGGATCAAGGGCACCTGCGTCACGCCTCCCCACAGCGCCAGCAACTACGCCTACTTCCACATGGGCGCGGTGCACACGGACGAGGGAGACATTGCGGTAGGCCACGTCACCCTCGGCACGGGTCATGCCGGTCCACGTTTGTCGGCTGCCGCGACGGCGGCGCACTACGACAACACCGGGACGGCCGCTGCGGATGTTGTCGCGGGTGAGGACGCGCACGGCATCTGGATCAGCGGACGTGTACGGGATCGCCTCTCCGATGAGGACCGGTATGCCCTCGCCGCCGCCCCCCTGAGTGGGGACTGGCGGGGGATCGCCGGCAACCTGGAAATGGTGGCCGCGCTGTCGGTCAACGTGGGCGGCTTCCCGATCCCGCGCACCATGCTGGCGGCCTCCGGTGGCGAGCAGACCTCGCTGGTGGCGGCAGGCATCGTGCACCGCACCTCCGAGTCGGTCGACCTGTCCGCTGCGGTCATGGCCGCCGTGGACGAGATCGAAGCGCGCAACCGGCGTCGCCGCATGGCAGCGTTGGCCAAGCAGACCGGGCGTGACCCGAAAAGCCGTATGGCCGAACTGGCGGCCACCGTGAGAGGAGACTGAGGGTATGGCCTGCGGATGCCAGGGCAACAAGGACAAGAACAACACCTACGTCTACGTCTCGGACAAGGGGACGCAGCACACCTTCAAGACCGAGATCGAGGCCCGTGCGGCCCAGATTCGGGGTGGCGGCGGTGGTCGGATCGAAACGAGAACCAAGGCCGCCGCCTGATCCACCTAGAGAAAGGCACGAGATGACCAACCAGCCGAACCAGGACCTCCCTGTGGAGCAGCCCGAGCCGAACCAGGACCTCCCCGAGGAGCCGGGTAAGAGCGGGACCGCGCCAGGTCATGACCCGGACGGGCCGGGTAAGAGCGAGGATGCACCGGGACACAACAAGCCGGAACCCCGCTGATTACACGGTGTAACCACCCTTAGCGCCGGACGGTGAAGACTCTTGCACCCCCCTCTCGCAGAGTCGCCCCCCTGATCACCGTTGACGGCAAGAAGCCCCCGGTCTATTCCCGAGACCGGGGGCTTCGCTGTACCCTCCGAACAGAGCCGCCTGTGGAACCTAGTTCTGCGGTGATGACGTACCGCCTAGTCGTGCGCTTCCCATCATCCCGTTCCACAGGAGATAGCAATGGATTTCACCATCGCTGCCGACCTCGCTACCTACTCGGCGGAGGACCTCGCCGCGAAGATCACCGAGGGCCGCGACGCTCTCGATGCTCTCCTCGCGCTTGAGGACCCGTCCGACAGCGACGTCGAGCAGGCCGAGAAGGTCGCCGAGGCGCTTGCCTCGCTCAGCAATGAGACCACCCGGCGCGTTACCGCCAGCGCTGACCGCGCCTCCCGTATGGCCGCGCTCCGCGAGAAGAACGCCCCGGAGCCGGTCGAGCCGGAGGACGAGGTTGAGCCGGAGGAGGACGACGACGTCGCCCCAGCCCCCGACCCGGAGCCGGTAACCGCCCCGACCACGCCCCCCACCAAGGCCGCGCCCACCAAGGCCGCTGGAACCGTGGCGACCCTGTCCCGCCGGGTCTCCCGCCCGGTGATGCCCGAGACGCCGCCCCTCGAAGGCATCGTCATCACGGCCTCCGCCGACGTGCCCGGCTACTCCGCCGGCTCGGTTATGGAGACCTGGGACAACCTGACCGACGGCTTCCTCAACAAGGCTCGGGCCTTCCCGACCGCCTGGGGTATCCCGAACTCGCCGCTGCAGCGTTACCCGGTCAGCCAGTTCAACATGAACTTCCCGACCGAACTGATCGCCTCGGGTTCGCGCGACTCTGACGTGGTCGCCTACGCCAGCCAGGAGGCCCGCCTCCCCGGCCACAGCCTCACCGCTTCCGGTGGCTGGTGTGCCCCGTCCGAGACGATCTACGACCTCTGTGGTGGCGGCTCGACTGACGGCCTCTGGGACCTCCCCGAGATTTCGGTCAGCCGTGGCGGCGTGCGCTACACCTCCGGGCCGGACTTCTCCGCGCTCTACGAGGCGACCTTCTGCCAGACCGAGGCGCAGGCAATCTCCGGTACGCCGAAGACCTGCTACGAGGTCCCGTGCCCTCCGTTCGTGGAGAAGCGGCTTGAGGCGTGCGGCATCTGCCTGACGTCCCCGATCCTCACCGAGGCGGGCTACCCCGAACTCGTTGCGGCGTTCCTGCGCGAGGCGATGATCGCTCACCAGCACGCGATCACCGCGAAGTTGCTCGCTGAGGCCCTCGCCCTGGCGACCTCGATCGAACTCGGTACGCGCGGCTCCTCGGCCAGCGACATTCTCGACACCGTCGAGTTCATCGCCACCGTGGCCCGCAGCAACTACCGGATCAGCTTCTCGGCCACCGTCGAGGTTGTCCTCCCGGCCTGGGTCAGCGGCGCGATCCGTTCCGACCTGTCGATCCGCACGGGTGTCGACCTGCTCGCCGTCACCGACGCAGACATTGCGTCGTACTTCGCGGCTCGCAACGTCAGCCTGCAGTTCGTTCAGTCCTGGCAGGCCCTCGACGCGACCGCGACCGGCTACCCGGCCACGGTCGAGGTGCTGATCTACCCGGCTGGCACCTTCGTCAAGGGTGTCTCCCCGGTCATCAGCCTGGATGCCGTCTACGACGCCGCCTCGCTCAAGCAGAACCTCTACACGGCTCTGTTCTACGAGCAGGGCGTGATGCTGCTGCAGAAGTGCTACAGCGCGTACAAGACGACCATCGACCTGTGCTCCGCTGGGATCACGGGTGCTGCGTCCAACACCGAGTGCCTCACCGGCACGGTCCTCCCGTAATCGCGGGGTC